GTTTTTAGAGCATTTCAAAACGGATGGATTTTAGAATGGGAAAAATCAGCCTGGACAAATTCAAAGGGTAAAAAGCTAAGTGATTGGGAACTTTGGAAAGAAATTAAAGAGTTATCCACAATTCATAGGCTATCTTTTGAAAGTACCGAGGTGAAGAACCCTTATGAAATGTGGATAAGTGAGAATATAAAGAAAGTGGGAAATTAATTTTGAACGCAATACTTAAATATCCTGGAGCAAAGTGGAGAATTGCTGACTGGATAATAGAGAATATCCCTGAACATCATAGTTATATAGAGCCATTCTTTGGAAGCGGTGCTGTATTCTTTAATAAATCTCAATCAAATATTCAAACAATTAACGATTTAGATGGAGATGTTGTTAATTTCTTTGAAGTTGTAAGAGATATGCCGGAAGAACTGGCTGCAAAAATCTACATGACACCATACGCAAGGAAGGTATATGAAAACACATATGAACAGTTAAATAAAATAAACACTTCAAAGATTGACAGAGCATTGAACTTTTGCATCAAGATAAATATGAGTTATGGCCATAGATTCAGCTATAAAGTAGGTTGGAAAAACGATGTACAGGGACGAGAAAGAGCATATGCTCTAAGATCTTGGAACAAAATTCCGGATATCATCATGGAAGCGGCAGTAAGGCTTAAAGAAACACAGATTGAAAATGGTCCTGCAATAGAAGTTATAAAAAGATTTAACAATCCTAAGTGTCTGATATATTGTGATCCACCGTACTTGCTAGGAACACGCAATATATCAAAACAATACAATTATGAGATGAGTAATAAAGACCATGAGGATTTACTTAACACAATAATTAAGAGTAAAAGTAAGATTATAATAAGTGGTTATGATTCAGATTTATACAATGATGCATTGAAAGATTGGAGAAAAAAGACAAGTTTTAATCTAACTCAAAGTATGAGAAAAGTAAAAGAAGTACTTTGGATGAATTATGATTGCGAAAAGCAATTAAGCATATTTCAGACAGATAATTAAAAAGGAGCGAAAATGAATAGAGTAATATTGATGGGAAGATTAACAAGAGATCCTGAAGTGAGATATACAAGTGGTGAGAATTCAATGGCGGTAGCAAGGTATACATTAGCGGTGGACAGAGGGATAAAAAAGCAGGCGGAGCAGAGTGCAGACTTTATACAGTGTGTTGCATTCTCTAAGGCAGCAGAATTTGCAGAGAAGTATTTCAGACAGGGCATGAGAGTATTGGTATCAGGAAGGATACAGACAGGTAACTATACGAATAAAGAAGGGCAAAAGGTATATACAACAGAGGTTATCTTAGATAGTCAAGAGTTTGCAGACAGCAAAGGGGAGAGTGCTAACAGTAAAGGTACAAGCAATCAAGGTACATATGTGGATGCAGACGGATTTATGAATATACCGGATGGTGTAGATGATGAGGGATTACCGTTTAATTAAAATCAAAGGAAGGAAAGAATATGTTTATTAAGCAATCAGTATTTGAGAAGTGGGTAAAGAAAGCATATAAGTATGATGCATTGAGAATATATAAAAGTGAAGATGACGACTTGATTATAGATACTCCAAATTGGACTCTAGGCATACGTAAAGATTTTATAACTAAAGAAGTTAAGGGAGCACTGGTAAAGCTTGTAGGAGATTTACCGGAGCGAACAGAGTCTATATTGTATGGCAAAGGTGGAAATATGCAATATGAGATTTCAGAAATGATAGATACATCAATACTGAACAATGATTATACAAAAGATAGGGAATATAGTCCTTATATTGTCTCCAATGTAACTATAGAAAAGACATACAGAGTAATTCAGTCTGAAAGTGATATAAGCATAATAAGAATGTTTGAGCAGGAATATTTGAATTTGATTGAAAGAAGTCTTGTGGATATTAAGGGTGGAGAGACGAATGTTGAAGGACCTATCAGTGATGATAAAGGTTCAAGCCTCAGATGGTATACGAATGTATGTGCGTTGGAAATAAAGCGTAGTATAGCAGAAGATTATACAAATGAACTGATAGAGACACTTAAGAAAATAAAACTTGAAAAATGTGAGGAGTAGGTATGGCAATACAAAAAGATATAGTAATCAACAGAAAAGAATATGAGCGAATAAAAAGATATGATCATAATCAAATGAATAACTATGTGAAGAGTATATATAAGAGTGGTTTTGAAGACGGCAAGGCAGCAGTTCCGGGAATCGATATACAATACATTGCTGATATAGTTAGAGGTGTAAAAGGTGTCGGAGAAAAAAGAGCTGCAGAAATAGTAAAGGCACTTGAAGTAGAAATGGCAAAGCTGTAAAGCGAGGTAGAAAATCGTGAAGGTAAATAAAGAAGAATGGGGAAAATATAGGATAAGTGTAAAGAAGGCAAGGGAACTATATTATTTTTGTTTGCAGTATGGTGAATGGAAGGAGGAACTATCAAGTAAAATTAATTCTTTAAAGAGTGGATGTGGTGGAGGTGGTGGGAAAGGGATAGGAGACAGTACAATGGCACTTGCTATAAAAAGAACTATTCTAAAAGATAAGTGTGAACTTATAGAAAGTACTATTGTGGAGACAGACAAAGACTTATATAGATATTTACTTAAAGCAATTACAGAAGAAGGAGTAACATATCAGTATTTAAGAAGCGTCATGGGAATGCCGTGCAGCAGGAGAAAATACTATGAAACTCGAAGAAGATTTTATTATTTGCTGTCAAAGAAAAAAGAAAATCTAATGATTTAAAAAGAGGGTCACTCATAAAGTCAAAAAGGTGATATATTGATACCATAAAATTTGCAGGACAAGGACTGTGAATTGAAATGACATGTGTTTCTCCTAAAGGGCACCTCAAGAAATTGGGGTGCTCTTTAAAGTTATAAGGAGTGTTAAATGCCGGCAAGGAATAGACCTGACAAGGACGGAACGCATAGAGGTGCGTTTGAGAAGAACAAGAGAAAGATATATGCAACACGAACAATATGCGGTATATGCGGTAAGCCGGTTGACATGAGTCTTAGGTGGCCAAACCCTATGAGTAAGTGTATAGACCATATTATACCTGTAAGCAAGGGTGGACATCCGTCAGATATTGACAATTTGCAACTTGCACATATGTGTTGTAACAGGGAGAAAAGCGATAAGATATTTAAATATAATAAATCAAAAAGCGGAGATACAGAAAATGAATTGGTAGCAATAGGTAATCGTAATCTTCCACAGAATATTGATTGGGTAAAGTATTGTCAGTCAATTTAGGGGGGCATATGTCCCGTTGTACTGATTCAAAGCGAACCCCACGCCGTACTGGGAAAATATCTCGCTGAAACAAAAAATAAGCAAAGGAAATAGAAACAATGAGTGAATACAAGGGTATTGGGTATCTTAGAAAAAAGCTAGCATTGAAGCGCTCTAGGGTTCTAACGCGTTATAAATTTTATGACATGAAAAACTATACAAGGGACTTTGGAATTTCAACACCACCGCCACTAAGAGAGTGGCAATCAGTCCTCGGGTGGTGTGGAAAAGCTGTTGATTCTCTAGCTGATAGAGTCGTTTTTCGTGAATTTGGAGATGATAATTTTGATTTAAACGAAATATTTACAATGAACAATCCTGATATGCTCTTTGATAGTGCTATTTTGTCTGCTTTGATTTCTTCATGCTGCTTTGTCTACATCAGTCAAGGGAATGACGGATTCCCAAGATTACAAGTGATTGATGGGGCAAACGCTACCGGAATTATTGATCCGATTACGGGATTGCTAAAAGAAGGGTATGCCGTACTGGAAAGAGACGACACAGACAATCCTACCTTAGAAGCACATTTTTTGAGAGGGTCAACGGTTTACTATCACCAAGGGACACAAGAAGAAGTTTTTTACAGTGAAGTAGAGCATCCATTGCTGGTGCCGATTATCTACAAACCCGATGCAGTGAGAGTATTTGGAAGGTCTCGAATTTCTCGATCTTGTATGAATATTGTCGGTAGTGCTGTAAGAACCATAAAGCGTTCAGAAATATCTGCAGAATTCTTTTCCTTCCCACAGAAATATATTGTTGGAACAGATCCTGAAATGGAAACATTGGATAAATGGAAATCGGCAATGTCCAGTATGCTTCAAATAGATGAAAACGAAGATGGAAGATCTCCGACATTTGGCCAATTCGCCCAACAGAGTATGGAGCCTCATTTATCTCAGTTGAAAATGTTTGCTTCACTCTTTGCAGGAGAATGTGGTTTAACTTTGGATGACTTAGGTTTTGCTACAGGAAATCCTGCAAGTGCTGAAGCAATCAAGGCATCACATGATAACTTGAGATTGATGGCAAGAAAAGCACAAAGAAACTTTTCGAGTGGATTGTTGAATGTTGGATTTTTGTCCGCTTGCTTGAGGGATGATATACAATATAAGAGGCAGCAGTTTTATTTAACCAAGGCTATGTGGGAACCAATTTTTGAACCGGATGCGGCAATGCTGTCCTCAATTGGGGATGGAGCAATAAAAATTAATCAGGCGATACCGGGATATCTGGGAGAGAATAACATGCGTGAGCTTACTGGAATAAAATCGGAGGCATAAATGGATGAAATTCTAGACAGAATTAAAGAGCTGTATAAAAAGGCAGTGAAGAAGAATGCCGGATTACAAAAAATATTGAAAAAGGTTGAAGAATTAGAGGCGACATATGCAGATGCCAGCACTTTTTCCTCTTTGACAGGTCAAATTATAGGCGAACTTATAGACAATGAATTGAAAGAAAATTTGCTTGATGGTGTTGTTCCACCGGAGGTTGCCCAAATTATTATACCGGGTGCATTAATACATAATCACGAAGTAGTCTCAGATGTTTGTGAGAGTATACAAAACGCACTAAATAAAAAAGCAGGTATAAGCATAAAAGCGCTAAGGCCATTCTTTGAAGACAGGAAGGTGGATGGAATTGTTAGGGAGGTTGTAAATGCTCCGAATTATCCGGATAAAAGTGAAGCTGTAAAGCAGCAGATAGAAAATGTTTCTATGTCAGCAGTTGATAAATCTGTACAGGCAAATGCGGAATTCCATTACAACTCAGGGCTACAAACAAAAATCACAAGGAAATCAATCGGGAAATGTTGTGAGTGGTGTAACAATATGGTCGGAGAATATGATTATGAATCCGTTAAAAGAACAGGGAACGAGGTATTCCGTAGGCACTCTAATTGTCGGTGTCAGGTCTTGTATGTACCGGTTAAAGGGTTGGCTAAAAATTTATACAGTAAAAAAGAGAAGAGTTTGAAAGAGTGGGAAAGGCTGAGAAAGGAACAAGAATTTGAACTTGAACAGAAGCAGAAAGCTGAAGAGAGGGAAGCAAAAAGGGAATTGCTAAGGCGATTAAAGAGTGGAGAACTTACAAAAGAATTAAATCCGGAGAAACAAGCTCCACATATGGAAGCCACAAGAACTCCCGGAAGAAGTTATTTCACGGTAGATGAGAAGACTCTGCAAAGAATTATAGACGAAAGGCATGGAACAGGTGTTGTTCACATTAAAAAGAACGGGCAAATTAAGGAAATAATTGAAATGAAAAATAACATAGGCTATAATGTGGGTGAAAAACAAGAAGAGACTAATAGGTTTGTTATTCATTATTCAAAGAAGAGAACTCATGCAGTTCCGGCTAGGAGAAACGACGAATGGATTTAGAAAAGTATTTGTTTAAACATGTAAGGGTTGAGACTGTCAATGGTGAGACCATAGTGGGTTATGTTGATATGTTTTGTACAGCAGAAGAAAATGAAGAACCGTATCTTGACAGCATCGGAATAATTCCAAGCAAGGCTGCACGAGCAGGAATAGAATTAGACGAATCTGAAATAAAATCAATAGAGGAAATATAATAATTACTGTGAAAGATAATTATTTATAGCGATAAAGACCTCCGTAAGGATGTCTTTTTTTATACAATAAAATAATTAAAGGGAGAGAAAAATGGCAGCAGTGCGAAAAGGGAGCCAACTCCCGAGCCGGTCATTTGTACTCCCGTATACCAAAACAAAGGGAAATGAAGCAATAGAATTGTACAACAAGACAGGGAGAACTGCACAAGAATGGCAAGAACTCATGGTGTACGATATTATGGCCTTAAATGATGATGAACTTTGGTTGCATCAAAAATTTGGTTATTCAGTGCCTAGACGAAACGGAAAAAGTGAAATTCTTATTATGGTTGCAATGTGGGGACTGTTAAATGGCCTTAGAGTCCTGTATACGGCTCACAGAACTACAACCTCACACAGTGCATGGGAGAAAATAGGGAGGGCGCTTTCCAAAACCGGTTTAAGGGAAAAAGAAGATTACAAAACACTTGCACAATTTGGTTTAGAACGTATTGAGATGTTAGACGGCTCAGATGCCTGTATCTGTTTCCGTACAAGGTCAAGCAAAGGAGGACTTGGTGAGGGGTTTGATATTCTAATAATAGATGAGGCACAAGAGTATACAGACGATCAAGACACTGCTTTGAAATATGTTGTGACAGATTCTAAAAATCCTATGACACTTTATTGTGGGACACCACCGACTGTTGTGTCTGCAGGTACAGTTTTTCAAAAGTATCGAGATGATGTTATCAAGGGGAAAAAGGAAGATGCCGGATGGGCGGAATGGTCTGTAGATACCATGACAGACCAAAACGATGTAGATGCCTGGTATCAAACAAACCCTTCACTGGGAACAATATTTACAGAGAGAAATGTTAGATCGGAAATAGGCTCAGACGAAATAGATTTTAATATTCAACGTCTTGGACTATGGTTGAAGTATAACCAAAAATCAGCAATAACATTAACAGAATGGAAGCAATTAGAAATAACCGAAAAGCCAAAGTTGCAAGGAATGCCGGTAATTGGTATTAAATTTGGTTATGATGGGTTAAACGTGGCGTTGTCCCTGGCATGTAAGACCTCTGATGAAAAAATACTGATAGATGGATATGATTGTAGACCGATAAGATCCGGTCTTGATTGGATTTTGGCGTTTATTAAGCAGACAGGTATCAAAGAAATTGCGGTTGATGGAGAATCCGGATTCGAAGTATTAGAGAGTTTAATTAAAGATGCAAGGATTAGAATAAAAATAAAAAAAGCATCAGTTAATGATGTAATAAGTGCTCATACTATTTTTGAGCAGGCCTTGGAAGAACAAAGTATAACCCATTTTGGTCAACCATCCTTGCAGCAGTCCGCTACCAATTGTGAAAAGCGAGCTATAGGAACAAAAGGCGGACAAGGGTATAAAGCAAACAAAGAGGGGGTTGAGATAGCTTTATTAGATAGTGTTGTATTAGCTCATTGGCTATGCAAAGAGCATAAGGAAAAGAGAAAAATAAGAGTTAGTTACTAGAGCGATCTGAAAAGATTGCTCTTTTACTATATAAAATACGCACCCCAAGCGGTAATTGGAGAAAGGAACAAAAAATGGCGGAATTTACACCAATTGAAACACAGGAAGCATTAAATGCAATCATTGTGGAAAGAGTAGAGCAGGCGAAAAGAAGTGTAAGAAAAGAATTTGAGGGATATTTATCTCCGGAGGATGTAGCAAGCAAGTATGAGGGCTACCTTTCTGCAGATGAAGTGAAGGAGAAGTATAAAGGATATCTTTCACCCGAGGATGCAGCAATCAAAGATGCGAAACTAAAGCAGTATGAGACCGACTCAGTAAAAACGAGAATAGCTTTAGAGGCAGGCTTGCCTTACGATATGGTTTCAAGGGTTCAGGGAGATAATGAGGAAGCACTAAAGAAAGATGCTGAGAAACTGGCCGGATGGATTAAAAACACTCATCATGAGCCACCGCTTAAGAGTACTGAACCGAATGTAGATTCGAAAGATAAAGCCTTAAAAGGCATGTTGAAAGAATTAAAAGGAGAATAAAAAATGGCAAACGAAGCAAGAACATTATTTCAGCCGGAATTAGTAGCAGATTTATTAAACAAAGTAAAAGGGAAATCAACATTAGCAAAGTTATCAGGTCAGATACCTATCTCATTTGTTGGAAATGAAATGATGACTTTTTCAATGGACAACGAGGTTGATGTAGTAGCAGAAAACGGTAAAAAAACAGAAGGTGGAATCAAGTTTGAACCGGTAAAAATGATTCCAATCAAATTGGAGTATGGTGCAAGAATCTCAGATGAGTTCTTGTATGCATCAGAGGAAAAACAGTTAGATGTATTAAGAGCATTTAACGACGGTTTTTCGGCTAAAGTTGCCAGAGGCTTGGATATCTGTGCATTCCATGGATTAAATCCAAGAACAAAAACTGCTTCAGCTGTAATTGGCACAAACAACTTTGATTCCTTGGTTTCACAGCAAGTAACTTATGCAGCAGCAAATGCAGATGATAACCTTGATGCAGCGATTGCATTGGTAGATGGTTCTGAAGGAGATGTAACAGGTTTTGCATTTTCTAAAACATTCGGTGCTGCAATGTCTAAAATCAAAGCGAATGGAATTACTTTATATCCTGAATTCAGATTTGGAGGAAATCCGGAGGCATTTGCCGGAAGAATGTCTGACACAAATAACACTGTAAATTTTGCAACTTCAAAGGTGCACGCTTATGTTGGTGACTTTTCAAATGCTTTTAAATGGGGAATTGCAAAAGAGATCCCACTTGAAGTAATTCAGTATGGTGATCCTGATAATTCCGGAAAAGATTTAAAGGGATACAATCAGGTATACTTGAGAACTGAAATCTATATCGGTTGGGGAATTTTGGCACCTGAATTCTTTGCAAGAATTACAGAGGCTTAAGTTTATGAAATATCAAAATACAGTAACAGGGGCGGTTGTTGAATCCGCCTCCCCTATTCAGGGTAAATACTGGATAGAAATAAAAGAAACCAAAAAAGAGAAGCCTAAAAATGGTGATAAGCAATGACAGCATTTGCAACGATTAATGATGTGAGTACCTTGTGGAGACCTTTAAAGGCCGGAGAAGAAGAACGTGCAACAGCGTTACTTGTTATTGTTTCAGATTCGCTCAGAGTAGAGGCTCAAAAGGTAGGTAAAGACCTGGATAAACTAATAGAAGAATCTAGCATATACGGAAGCGTTGTGCGGTCCGTGGTAGTTGATGTAGTTGCCAGAACACTTATGACTTCAACAGATAGTGAGCCGATTACACAGGAATCTCAATCAGCACTTGGATATAGTTGGAGTGGTACCTATTTAGTGCCGGGTGGTGGATTATTTATTAAAAAGTCGGAACTCTCAAGACTGGGACTTAGAAGGCAAAGATTGAGGACGATAGAGTTATATGGCGAGAATTAAGGGAATTGATGTTGTATTGCTTGAGACAGTTGTAGATGGAGAAGATGAGTTTGGTGCAGAAATATTAACTGAGAGAGAAGTTGTCATTAGTAATGTTTTGGTTGCACCTGCATCATCTACCGATATAACAGATTCTACACAGCTTTATGGAAGAACCGCTGTCTATACTCTTGCAATTCCTAAAGGTGATAATCATAATTGGGAAAATAAAAGAGTTAGATTTTTTGGTAACACTTGGAAAACATTTGGTATTCCACAGGAAGGAATTGAAAGCTTGATTCCACTTGATTGGAATAAGAAAGTCATGGTGGAAAGATACAATGGGTAAAGTAAGAATTGAACTAAACAGTCCAGGTATCAGGGCTATGACTTTCTTATTCCAAT